TTGAAAAATCGGGATTGACTAAACCATAACATTGATAAAAACAATAATTACCTGCTGATGTTAAACTAGAGAAATCTGGATTAGTTAAACTAGTACAATTTTGAAAACAATAATTACCTGCTGATGTTAAACTAGAGAAATCTGGATTAGTTAAACTAGTACAACCACTGAAACACTCATCACCTGCTGTAACCAAATTAGGTAGATTTATATTAAATATTTCTATACAACTATTAAACACTCTGTTTCCAGCAGAAATTATAACTCCATTATCAATTATTGATAAAATATTTGTATTAGAGGAAAATAGATCATCGTTTAATGCTATATTAGCACCACCAATTAATTCTACTGAATTATCATTAACACTTACTGAAGTAAAAGCAGTACTAGTATTAGGCAGATCAAAGAATGTATTCCAATCTGAAACACTTAAAGCATCTGCAACTGGAACATTTATAATATCATCCCAAGTTAAAGATAATGATAATGCTATAGGTGGTGATGGGTTCAAATTTGTGCCTTGTCTAACCCTTCCTTGCAATGCAAGTGTTAGTGAATTATTCATACCTAGTAGTATAAATAAATATCAGTAGCGGTAGTTCCGGTAGCAAGTACGCGAGATACCAAACACTTCGACATTTCTTTTGCGTCAAAAGCAAGTACCAATGAAGCATTTCCATACGCATCAACTATCGCCACATTTCCGGCAGTACCTCGAACTTCAATCCATCCAACGGCAGGAAGTAAATTTGTATTATGAGGAGTTACTGCCACACAACCTCCAGGCACTCCAACTGCCGGACGTAAAAAGTCCTGAAGTAATGCTAATACCTGATCTTTTGTGTAAGCGGTTCCGGCTTCATTGGTGATAGATGTATACTTGACACTCAATATACTTTCCATTGTGGGTTTTAAATTCAGCGTGATGTAAGTGCCATCTGCTGTTTCAACTGCGATACATGAGCCTGCATCGAGGGTATATTTAGCGTCGCCAACTACTACCCATTGCGTTCCTGATTTATAAATTGCTGCCATAGTGTTGATATAAGTATTAATAATGATGTAAAGATAATAAAAATATACACTAATTTAGCTGTTGATAGTATAACACACTTCCAGCCTTCGCAGTTATAGCGCTACTCAATACTTCGCTTGCAAACCTAGCAATGAAAGTACAGTCTGCTGATGGCACAAAATACCCCTCCATGATTGCCATATTATTCGTAGTTGCAGCACTTGTTGCATTCGCTGCTGATGGGCTATCGAATACTTGTATTAAGGCATTTCTTGTCGTTGTAGTAGTAGTTAATGAATATTCCGATACCATACTAAGATTTGCTGCCGTACCCGCGCTAGCATTTACCGCCCACCTAGAACCAGTAGATGTTGCTGCGGATGTATAGTAAATAACAAATTTAAAGTAATACATCTTGCCTGCAAGCATAGAACAACTTAATCCTGTAACGTCAGCTATCGTATTAGCCACTCCGTTGTTATTAATTACATCCGATCCTAGTACTACCGTAGTCCATCCAGAAGAAATAGCATTTGCCCCTTGATTGATAGATAATTTCCTTGCTCCGGTACTGGCTGTGACATAAAATCCTTCTCCATCTTGATAAACTATAGTTTCGTTGGGAGCTAAAGTTGCTTTAAATAAGGTATATGTCGTTCCATTGGCATTAAATCTAACGGTAATAACTGCATTTACTGTATCTGCATTGAATACATTAATTTCATCAATAATTCTCTGGGTGGATGATGCCGGAGAACCAGTTATGTCTACTGCCGTACCTGAGTTAGTATTTATCAATGTACGACCTGCAATAAAGGTTGTAGCTGTTCTATCTCTCCAAGAACAATAACATGGAAGTTGATTTGTAGTGATTGTACCACCAAGAATTACTTCGATTTTGTCGGTCGTCGTATTTAAAATTTTCATATTAATCCTTCTATTTGTTGTTGAGTTAAAAGATTTGATACCTCTGATTGCTTTGTGTATGTTTCGTAGGTATTCACTGATAATGCTACTGCAATTCTATTTTCATCCGTAATTAAATAAGGCTCACCTTGAATTAATCCACTCGCTGCTTTCTGTATTTCAAGATTAGCTCTAGTAGTCCGAAGTATTTTTATTATATGTCCGCGAGCCATGCTTTATATATTAAAATGTTCCGCCATCAACAGTAGCCACATCAAGAGTAACGAATCCACTTCCACTATCTTTTGTCATAGACAATCCTGTTGACATACGAATAATACCGTCAGTTCCATTCGTCCCATATATGTACCCAGAAGTTCCTCCAGCGACGACAGCTACCTTTTCATCAGAATCAGACGATGGAATATTTAACGCAGTCTTAAATGCGTTGAATGTTATTTTCTTTTCTTTTGGTGCTGCTGCCTCTGATGCGTCATGTATTAATATTAAATCATCCGCACCACTAATGGATGCGAGCGTAGTCAAGTCATCAATAGCTGGAACTATTGGTAGTTTTGTCGTTGCATCCGTAGCTATATGCAGAGTTCCGCGATCAGTAGTTACCATCAACTCACCAGCCAGCATTCCGGTAGTTGGTAAGTTTGCTTTCGCACCACGCTTGATTTGAATCCGTTGAGTTCCCATAGTATTTATTTAATTAAATGTTCCGCAATCTATATCGTTTAAATTAAGATTTTCCCTTGCCTCAAATCTTGCTTGTTCTGTACTAAATTCAGCAAGTCTTCCAGAAACTACCAGCGCATCTTCTAGTCTACCTTTATCCCCATTCTCAAATTTAAACGCCTCTGATGCTAAAAATAACGGTTCTGCTGCCGGAACTTGATCTGGAATGATGCAAAACCCGTTATCTACTGCTAATTTAAGTAGTATTGGTTGAGCTATGTTCAATTTAATGAGTACATCGCTCATACTATAATTGTTTTTGTGATTACAAATGATCCATGTCCGATAGTAATCGGAGTGCTTACCTTCAATTCCCAATAATGAGTTCCTGGATAGTTTTGCGTATCTGAAGGAATCAATGGTATGGTAATTACTTGACCTGAAATAGTTATATCAGGTGACACCTTTTTAAGTATGGTCTTTCTATTTTTATCAATAACTTCAAACTTAGCAGTCTTTCCGCTCATTGAAAGCACATCTGGAACTGTGAAAGTTATGTCAGCCAAATCTCCTGCTTGGCGAGTTATAGTAATTTCGTTTGCAATTAGATAGGTTGCCATAATGTGAGTGTTGATGTTGGAGCAAAGGTAATAAAAAGAATTTACAAATATTCAAGTCCTTATTTATGACGTGCGGCTATAAGAACTCCAATCCCGAAAAGCCCTTGGATTGCTTCTTGTCGAGTTCGAAAATCATGCGGTAGGCTACGGCTTCGAGAAAGTCGGGGGAAATACCGCCGAGAATTTTCTTCATTTCCTTCTTGTTCAACATCTTTGTCTTTCCGGTTGACTCAGCTTGCATGAGCGCGCGACGTTCGTTGTGAAGTATTTCCTTGAAGGAAAGTTTCGCTTTAGTAGTTCCCTTACCGTAGTTAAATAATTTCTCAGCAGCATTTGGAGAACAGGTAATTTTTTCTTCGATAAGGTATTTCGCTAGCGTGTACATCAGTTGGCTTTTCAGATTGTCATATGCAATCTCTTTTCCTAAAGGGGCAGCCATAGCATTGATAGGAATGGATCTTTTATAGCAGGTCAAAACTTGTCCATTGCCCACGTTGTCAAACGAGCAGTTGTTTTCACGGACTCCGTATTCTGCAAACGTAGAAGCCACTAATGCAATCGCAGCACCGGAGTCAAGTCGCTCCCTGCAAATAACATCAACGATATGGAGATTATCCCAGATTATCATAATAAAATTATCCAGTCCGAGTAGGGCTACGTCGATTGTCATGTATTTTACGCCATTTGTTTCAGCACGTCTATCGGTATCAAACATCCGATCCATGACATTACGCTTAACCATCTCGACCCCATCCGCACGAACATTCCAGTTGCCATCTAAGTTTCTGGCGATAGCTGCCGATCCTCCAGCTGCAATATTGGCTATGTATGAAGGTTGGCTTTCTAAAAGCTTTTTATTTTGAGCGACATCTCCCTTTACAAATTTCAAGGACTTTATGAGGTCGAATTTGGTTAATCCAGAAGCATAGAACTCGTCACGCCAAGCAGAGTCTATATAATTCTGTGCTTTTTCATAGAGTCTTTCTTTTGACTCTGCCCATATAATATCAGAAACGTCCTGACCATATACGTAAAAATAAATAGTCTGGCAGTCTCTTTCTGGAATTATATAACCATCTTCTCCGATGTAAAAGTCTAAAAATGGGCGAACCCAACTTTCATTATTTGGGTTAAGTGTCCCCACAATCCTATTGCGGATGCCAGAGCTATTCCTATTCGATTGCATTAGTTTTAAGAAGGTTGGGAAGGATATTTGGTCGATCTCGTCTATATAGATAGCTGGAACTTCTAGTCCCTTAAATCGACGCTCAATATTTTTTTCATCTTCATTGGCAAGGTGGTCAAACACGATGTACGCGCCGGAAGGAAATACGAATTTTAGTTTCGTACCTTTTGCTCCTAATAATGGAAATATTGCAGATGCCTTATCATATAGCCCACCTTTTTTCTCTAATTCTCCGGTTTCTTTTCGGAAGTACATTGCTCCGAAATTGGGATTTGAGATGTCGTAAAGGCTATCTAATATAAGCGCAAAGCTCTTGCCACCTCCTCTGTTTGAACCACATAGCGTAATATCAGCATCGCTTAAAAGAACTTCTTCCTGAAGACCCAATTGGGGACAAATGTCCTCATCTCGAATATTTAGTTGTTCACGAAAAACTGGTTCAGCAACTTCTTTGACCTTTTTTGCCATCAATCATTTTTTGATTTGAGGCAAAGGTACTAAAATATATTTTGCGAATTTGATATGTTTAAAAACATTGCTACATTTGTGCAATAAATTAAATCCAACATCCGTGAAAGAAAAAATCTTAGCACAATTAAAACTTGCCTGTGGTGAAAAAACCTCAGTATCCGACCGCACACTAGATAAACTAGCTACCACCCTATCACTTGGAGTTACTGACGAAACTTTGATTCCTGGTATCATAGAAGCCCAAAAGCCATTCTTACAAGAGCTTGATGGAAACATTTCTTTTATCGCTGCAAAAGCTGTTAAAGAACATGTTCCTCCAACCAATCCGCCTGCACCTCCTGCAAACCCACCTGCTCCACCTGCTCCAACAAACGACGAACCTTCATGGTTCACTGAATGGAAGAAAAAGCAAGAGGAAGAAGTTTCAGGGATTAAATCTCAGTTAGAGACTAAATCCAAACAAGAGGCATCGGCAGCACTTGTATCAAAGGCGAAAGAAGGTTTTCTATCTAAATTTAAAGTAAGCGATACGGAGAAATCTTTATTCGAGAAAGCGGTTGCCATCGAACTGCTGACCAACACTACTCATGCAGACGAAGAGTCCATGATAAATGGCTTCAAGTCACAGTATGAATCACTCAGGTCAGTAATCGGACTGCCATCCATTGAAGTACAAGCTGCTTCTGCTGGTGGTGATAAAGGTTCAAATCCAATGCTCGATGAATTAAGGTCTGATCTGGTCGCTCAGGGCAAATTGCCACAACCAAAACAATAAAATTATAACCCATGAGTACAGGAAATGCTTACGGAAGAAAGACCACTGAATTTGGTGGTGGGATACCCGTATGGAGATCAGTTGATCCGAATGGCAAGTGGCAAGGTGGAGGCGTGATCGCCAATTTACCTGCTGCTGGCACTGTCATTGCTGCCGGACATCCGGTTGAGATCGACACAGCAGCGCACACTGCAAAATTGTGTAATGTTTTTAAAGTATATGAAGCCATTGACGCTTCTGCAACCGCACTGAAAATTACAGTTCTCCCAGGATTGCCTCGTTTGAAAGCAGGTAATTTTATCATGGTTCCTCCAGCAGCATCTACCGGAACTGGTACTGCTATCACTGTTGGTACTGTAACCCAAGGAACTGCATTTGACACCATTACTATTGTAGCAAATTCATTAGGTGCATTAGCAGTTGATTCTTTGTTAGTTGAAGCTGCTGCAACTGGTGGTACTAAAGCTCAGTATGCTGTTCCAAATGCACTTGTTTACGAAGATGTGTATATTGAAACTGCAACTACTGTTGCTACTTGCGCAGGCGTTCATACCGGAACTGTATATGCAGAACGTACTCCTTTAATGAGTACAGGCATCAAGGCAGGACTTACCACAATTAAATTTGATAACTCACACTAAAATCCACTACCATGCAAAGAAATCAGGCTTATTATGACATTATGGCGTATGGATTGGCCGGAGTAGAGTATCAAGAATTTGTGAACACACTCCTTGCCGATAAATACAATGCGCCTCAGACTGAAGGTTTCGTTTGGGATGATAACATCCAGATCGACTTTACTTATCGTCAACTTGAAGCAGAACTTGGAATTTATGCAATGGCAACTTTCGTTGACCTTAGCTCTCCAGGTGGAACTCACGCAAACACTTCTGCAACCGTTTCTGAAGGACAAATTCCACGTTTCAAACATGGATTTATCATGGACGAACGTCAGATTCGTGAACAGATGATTCTCGCTCAGAGATTCGGAAATATCACCCCTGTCATGCAGAAACAGTTGGCTAAAATATTATTCAACTCTACCGACAAATTGATTGGTGGTAACTACAATACTTTGACCTATATGCGTCACCAAGCAGTATCTACCGGACAGTTCGCAATCACTTCTACCAATAACCCAGGCGGTATTGCAAATTTGACTTTCGACTTCGGTATTCCGGCAGCTAACAAGAAAAAAGCTGGTGGATTTGGAACAAACGGAACAAAATATGTTTGGACTGACTTGGTTAATTCAAACCCAATCGGTGACTTGATGGACATGGTTCGTTACGCAAAAGTGAATATGATTCCTGTTGCTGACGGTACTTTCGAAATGTCTGAAGCATTATACAACTCTTTCCTTTTCCATCCAAAGGTAAAAGAAAAGATCGCTGTATTCCTGAACGCAAATGCTAACATTTCGAATGTTGCCAATATGCTGATCGGAACTACTGCTGTAAATGCCTTCATGACTGAGAATAGACTTCCTCAGATCACTGTTATTGACTCAATGGTGTCCGTTGATAAATACAATCCGCTGACCCGTGCTGTTGAATATACTCAGATTCGCCCATTTGACGAAGCTGTTGTTGTTCTTCGCCCATCTGGATTACTTGGAACAATCAAGGCCGTTGAGCCTATTATTATTCCTGATCCGGCTGCACGTATCGCAACCTTTGATGGTGGACGTACTGTGTTAACTCAGACTTTCGATGCTAAAAACAAGATTCAGTATATCGAATCCGAATTGACTGCATTGGTTGTTCCTAACGTTCCAAAATACATTCTGCAATTAACTACTGACGAAGCAGCTTCCTAATTATGACTATAATTGAAGATTACCTAAACGGATTATTTGCTGATGATTTCTCAGCCAAGAACATGACATCTGTACTCCTAAAGCGAGGTATCTCTGTCGGTGCTGATATTCTTGATGTAGATAATAGAAGTAAAGAGTTGGCTCAGGCTGACCTTTACATGGTATTATTCAATAAGCTAGGAAAAGGAAGCGAATCTGTTTCAAAGGGAAATTGGAAAAGAAGCACTGGAGGAGCTAATATTAATTCGACTGATAGGAGTGCCTATTTGGCGGCTGCAAATCTTATCTACAAGAAATATGGCGAATCCAATGCTTTTTATGGAATGAAAGACGGCACAAATCTTTGGTAATATGTCAACGACACTAACAAATCCAGAATATCCACATTTTGCTGAAATCAGCAGAACCGCCTCAGGAGTTGAGCCTCCATTCGAAACAACCACGACTGTAATTTGGTCGGGTGAAGTTGATTGTCAGGTTCGGACAAGTGGTGGTACTACAATGAAAGACGATGTGTTTGTTAGCGACTACACAATTTATTGTCAGTGTATACCTGATACGATTCTGAAAGGAGATCAGATTGATGTCACTTTGAAAGAAGGCGACGATCCGATTAAATGCAAGATCGAACAGTCAACCACTGAAGATGTTTGGGAAGTCGATGGAGTGAAGTATGGAACGACAATTTGGGCAGATAAAGTTAGCGCATGAAAAATGAACAGGTCATAACGCAGGGAATCTCGAAGGCAAGAGAAATTATCCGGAGACGGTATCTCAACGCCTTAAAAGAAACTGCTTTTGATCTGGTTAATTTGACTGACGTTGCTGTATGGACACACAACTTGTGGGATTCTATTGGATGTGGGATTTATGAAAATGGCAGTTTGATCGAGTATCACGTACCGCCAAAATTAGCAGTTGATCCCAGATCGGGTGCTGATGAATATCCCAGAGAAGCTAGAAAAGACCAATCAAGTGCAATGCCTATATTCAAAGTTGCAGGAGTTGATGCTGAAAAGGCGTATTGGGGGCAAGATGAATTGTTTGATATGCTCAATGACCCTCCTTTAGATGTTCGCAACTGCACAGGATTTGCTCTATATTATGTCGCTGCGATGCCATACGCACAGTATGTTGACAAAAGATACAATGTTACTAATGAAGAAATGATGAAACCATTATTTTATCAGCACATTAAAATTCCTAAGTGATGAACAAAAACGATACTGATCCTGAAAAAATAAAAGCAGTCCTTTGGCATCTGGTCAACGACTCCGGAGCTTCTGCCAATATATTCACGACCAATAGACCGCAAAATTCATCGCTTGAAGATTTTGTTGTTGTTGATGTTAATGGTGTGATTCGTGATGGCTTTGTGGATAATGGTAGTTCATATAAAGCAAATTGCATTTGTATGATTCAATTGTTTGCAAAGGATATTAACCTTAATGGAACAGAGAACATGACAAAACTATCCGAGATGTACGAAGCATTGATGGATATATTGCCATACGACGCTGCTCCATATAGGTTTACAAAGAAAAATCAAGTGGGTAAAAGGGATTCATCCGGATTCCATGCAACGCTTGTAAATTTAGATTGTTCAATTTATTAAAACTTAATATTATGGCTGGAAACGTTGCTTTTACTGGTACTCTGATTTCTCCAACCGACCTTATGGCTGTGTACATCGCAGACAGGGCAGCAGTTGGGGCAGGTACTACTTGGAATGAGGCTTTTTACACGCTGAAAAGCTCATTATCTATTGACCAGGCTCAGGGTGCAAAAACTGAGACTTTTGTGGATCAGAAGGCTGCTGCGATTAATGTATCGTATGCCTCTGGTTCTTTTGGATTCACTTTGCGTATTCCTGATGTCAGCAATGATATTCTTGGATTATTCTATACTTCTGAGGGAATGGCTCCTGCCCAACCGCTGCTGTTTGAATCCGGATATACTGCAACTGGTTATTCTTCTCAGATTATTCCAAGTACAAAAATGATTAAATTTATGTACAAAGATTGGGGATTAGTTTTCACTCACGTAGAACTTGTTACTGTATGGAAGAAAACTGGTGCTGAGACATTCACTCTTGACGTAACTGGAACAGTATTAGCTGGGGATTCTTCCGCAGAACTTGCTGACTTCATTACATTAACTAAAACTCCGTAACATGGGAAAGAATAGGCACTACATTAAACCGACAATAGAGGTCAAAAATGAAGTGATTCCTATTGCTGATGATTTGAAGGTGGAAGTTGAGATGATGTTTATTGTAAAAGTGGCAGATGGTTATTTGAAAGAATGGCATCCATTCACTTTGACTAACAATAAATCTGTTGCGATACGACTACCGGAAGGAGTTGCTGATGGGTACGCTAATTATATCCGAATGTGCAAACATAAAGATTCGAGT